CCTCGAGGAAGAACAGGAGCGTCGGGCGCTGCTGGCCCGCGACTACATCAAGGCGAGCGACGCCCAGGAGGCCATGATGCGCATCGTCGGCGAGGTCATCTCACGGCTGGACAAGATGCCGGCGGAAATCGGCGAGGCCTGCAACCCGAATGACCCGCCCAAGGCGATGGAGGTGCTGGCCGGCTGGGTTCGCAAGACGCGGGAGGACTTGAGCAAGTGAACGGCGCCGAGCTGCTGGCCGTCGGCCGCAAGGCCTTGAGCCCGCCTGACAACGCCGACCCGGTGAAGTGGTTGGCCCGCAACGTGACGAACATCCCGGACTCGCCGTTCAAGGGCGGATACAGGCCGGAGCGTTGGCCATGGATCGCGGCTGCCATCCGCATCTTCAGCGAGCCGTCGACGCGCGTGATGGTGATGCCCTGGGCAATCCAATGCGGCAAGACCCTGACGATGCGCCTGCTGGCGACGCACCTGATGGCCAACGATCGCGGGAACATGGTCATCTACATGGACAACCAGGACAACGCGAAGGACTTCACCCTGCGTTATCTGCGGCCTATCTTCAACGTCGTGCCGGCTGTCCGCGAAAGTCTGTCGCCGAATGACAACGCCAAAAGCGACACGATTGACTTCGCCGACGGAACCATCGTCTACAACAACTCGGCCACGACGCACAAGGACCTGCAGCGCATCTCGACGCGCTATGTCTTCGGGGACGAGCTCTGGCAGTGGCCGAAGGGTGCGCTCCAGGAGTCTATGGCGCGGACGAAGGCATACGAGTGGACGAGCAAGAAACTATACGCAAGCCAGCCCGGTCTTGTGGGTGACGACTTCGCGAACCTTTACGGCACGACTGACCAGCGGGAATGGCAGTTCAGGTGCGTGGCCTGCGGGCATCTCCAGCCCTGGATCTGGGACATGGTCCGCTTCCCCGAGGACGCCAAGACGGAGGCCGGCTGGGACCATCGCAAGGTCGAGGACGGAACGACCTACGAGTGCGCCAAGTGCGCCGCCCGCCTGCCTGATACCAACGAGACGCGGATCAGGTGCAACGCGGACGGCGAGTTCGTCCCGATGACAGTGAGCCAGAAACGCGGCTGGGTTGGCCTGCACGTCAATGCGCTGGCCTCGACGAGCTGGGGTTCCCTGGGCGTGGACATGCTCAAGGCCAAGGAGGCCAGCGATACCTACGGCGACGAGGAACCGCGGCGCATCTTCAAGCAGAAGTATCTCGCCCTGCCTTGGAGCGACGACGGCGGAACGATGGTCACGGCGGCGACGGCAAGTGACTATGCCCTGGCCGACGATTGGGAAGCCGAGGCCATGATCACGCCCAAGGCCAGTGTTGCAGAAAAGAAGGACGCCCCGCAGGGCTCGATACCTTTCCGCACGGCTGGCATCGACTGTCAGCGCGGCCACTTCTACGGCGTCGTGCGCAGCTGGAGCAAGACCGGACACAGCCGGCTGCGTGCCTTTGCCAGATTGGAAACGTGGGGCGACGTCGAGAACTTTACCAAGGCGCACGGCGTCCATCGCGCCCTGGTGCTCGTCGATGCGGGCGACAACGCACAGGTGGTCTACGCCGAGACGGCCAAGCGTGGTTGGAAGTGCGCCAAAGGTTCAGGCCAAGACGACTTCACTGTGAAGGGCGCCAACGGACAGACGGCCAAACGCTTCTACTCCGACGTCCAGACCTACGTGGTGCCCGGGCAGACTAACCGCGCACGGCTGCTGGTGTGGTCGAACCTAGCCGGCAAGGATCTGTTGTCAGGCCTTCGGGTTCGCAAGGTGCACACGTATGCCCGCGACACAGTGGCCGATTACGTTGACCAGATGAACGCGGAGGTCCGGGTGCGGGACTCGCGAACGGGCAAGCCCCAATGGATTTTGCCCGCCGGCAAGAAAGACAACCACGCCCTGGACTGCGAGCTTCTTGCCATGCTGGTGGCCGTCCGCTGGGGTATCGTCGGCCGCGAAGGGGCAGGGGAGGCCGCGCCACTAGATGCCTGACTTGACCTTTATGCTGATGTTCGCACCTTTGCTGCAGGACTGGCCGCTGGTGCGTTGTTGTGGTGCTGTAATGGCTTGCGGCGCTAGGGTGCATGGAACACGGCGGCCAGTCCCCTCTTTACCCCCAGCCCAAGGTTAAGAACCAAACCATGGCACGAGGACTTTTCATCGGACTCACGGAAGACGAGCTGCTGGCCATCCGCAACAAGGCCGTCACGGCCATCACCGCCGGCCTGAACGTTGTTTCCTACTCCGACTCCGGCTCGAGCGTGTCGAAGCAGTGGGCGCTCCCCCCGAAGGAGATGTTGGACGAGGCCGGCTATGCCCTTTACCAGCTGGATCCGCAGGCCTACGCGGCTTATGCCCGCTACAGCGTCCTGAACATCCGCTGGGATAACCGCGTCTACTGATCTTTATGCCCGCCAAGAAGTCTAACGCCAGCAAAGCCCCCAAGGTCAAGGTGCCGAAAGCCGGCGCCGGAGAGGCCACGCCGAAGCCCCAGGCGTCCTGGAACAACAACTTCCTGAACGGCGGCTTCACCTTTGGCCGTCGCGCCTGGTATGGCTCGACCCCGCAGGACTCCAAGAAGGACGTCCGCGAGTCGGACCGCCTGCAGCTCATCCAGCGAGCCCGCTACGCCGAGAAGAACTACCCGGCGATGGTGCAGTATGTGAACGACATGGTGATGTATGTCGTCGGCGATGGCCTGACCCCGACGAGCCATGCGGCCGACCCGGCGAAGGCGCGACTCTACGAGGAATACTACTACCGCAAGACCCGCCGGGCCGACCTGACTGGCCGATTCTCCGGCGAGCAGGTCCAGCGCTGCATCGTCCGCACGTGGGCGGTGGATGGTGAAATCTTTGCCATCAAGACCCGCAACGCCGCCGGCGACGCTGTCATGCAGATCGTCGAAGGCCACCGGGTGCTCAACCCCGACGACCAGGCGCTGGTCGACGCGCAGACCTGGGATGGTATCGTCTACGACATTTACGGCGCCGTCCGCGGCTACTGGGTGCAGACCGGCGAGGCCGGCTACAAGCTCATTCCTGCCTCGGCCATGTGCCACGTGGCCAACATCCAGCGCGTCTCCGGCGGCCACGGCTTGCCCCCGATGCAGCAGGCGCTGAACTCGATGCAGGACCAGGTCGAGATCATCGAGCTGGAGAAGCGGGCGACGAAGCAGGTGACGGACATCCCGAACGTGCTCACGAAGAACGGCGGCGCCATCGACGAGAGCATGGCCGCCGACCTGAACGGCATCGGTTCGACCTCCTTCAACCAGATCGGCCAGCAGATGGGCGGCAAGCTCCTGGTGCTCGAGCCCGGTGAAGACCTCAAGAGCGTGTCGCCGAACTTCCCGCGGCAGAGCATGGAGATGTTCAACGAGGTGCTGTCCCGCATGATCGCGGCCGGTGGCCTTCCTTACGAGGTCGTGACCGACGGCAGCAAGGCCGGTTCGGCGCTTATCCGCATGGTGCTCGGCAAGGCGGACCGCTACGTCGGCCAAATCCAGTGCATGCTGGTCGACGAATACTGCGTGCCTGACTGGCAGTACCGCATCAGCGACGGCATCGCCAAGGGCGAGCTGCCCGACGATCCGAAGTGGGCTGACGTCGAGTTCACCTGCCCGCAGGTTCCGAGCATCGACAACGGCCGCGACTCCAAGAATGACCGCGACGACCTGCTTGCCGGCCTGACGAACTACACCGACGTGCTCAAACGCCGCGGCCAGAACTTCCAAAAGGTCTTTTCCCAGCTCGTCCGCGACATCGCCTTCGCCAAGGAGCAGACCGACGCCACCGGTGGCCGCGTCTCTTTTGAGGAAGCCATGCAGCGCTTCTCGAACATGCAGGCCCCTACCTCGGTTGCCCCTGTTTCCCAGCCGCTCGACGGCGAGGACGGCCCGAGCAACGCCCCCGGCGAAGACGCTCCCAACCTTATCTGACCCCAATGCGCTTCCTCATCAACGGACTGAAGGGCCGCGAGCCCCTGCTTATCGACCCTGCCAAGGCCGCTGACGCCAAGGCGCTGGCCGACAAGTATGCCTTCACGGACGTGCTGGCCAAACTGTTTGGCGAACGCCCGCAGGCCTACGTGACCGAGAACGGCACCGGAGTCGTGCCCATCGACGGCGTTATCTCCAAGGGCGTCTCGCCCCTGGACAAGATGATGGGCGCCTGCGACCTCAACGAGGTATCCGCGACGCTGGCGGCCATGGAAGCCGACCCGGCCGTGAAGAAGGTTTGCCTGGTCATTAACTCCCCGGGCGGGACTGTCACCGGCGTCGAGGAAATCGCCAATCAGGTGCGCGGCATGAGCAAGCCAACGATGGCCTACACGGACTCAGAGATGTGCTCGGCTGCCATGTGGATCGGCGCGGCCGCTGACCGGGTGGTCTGCTCGTCGTCGGCCTCCGTCGGAAGCATCGGCGTCTACATGGCCATCCCTGACTTCTCCAAGGCCTACGCCGACGCGGGCGTCCAGATGGTCGTCATCAAGTCCAGCGGCTCCCCGCTGAAGGGCGCCGGCATCGATGGCACGTCCCTCACCCCCGAGCAGATCGCGAACCTCCAGCAGCAGGTGGATGAAATCCACGCGGACTTCATGGCCTCCGTGAAGATGACCCGCACGATGGTCCAGGACTCGACCATGAACGGCGCCGTCTACTCCGGTAAGAAGGCCGCGCAACTTGGCCTCGTCACCGGGTTGGCCGACAACCTGAACAAGGCCCTGGCCTCTTTCTAACTTATGCCCCGCATCATCACCGACATCGACGGCACCATCATCGCGGACGGCCAGCCCGTCCAGAAGGTGCTCGATTACATCGCCGCCGAGGCCGAGGAAGTGGTCGTCCTGACCAACCGCCCGGAGTCTGACCGCGCCAAGACTGTGGCCGACCTGAAGGCCATCGGTTTGGACTACCAGCAGCTCATCATGAACAAGGACGGCTCGCCCGCTCCCGAGTTCAAGGCCGGTGCCGTGAAGGCCATGCTGGACGCTGGGCTCGAGGTGGACGAGTTCATCGACAACGACCCCGCCAATCGTGCGGCCGTCGAAGCCCTGGGCGTCGAGGTTTGCGACCCTGCGGAGATCGTGGCCGGCGAGGAAGACATGGAAGAAGACCCTGCGGAAGAAGCGTCGGCCTTTGACCACCTTGCCAAGATTAAGAACGTCATGAGCAAACTGACTCCCGAGGCCGAACTTTCCGAACTCCGCGTCATCGCTGGCGCCCTTTCGGCCGAGCGCGACGACCTGCGTGCCACTGTCGAGAAGCTGACTGTCGGCGCCGCCGACGAACTCGCCGCGGCCAAGGCCGAGGTTTCCGCCAAGGACGCCCGCATCGCCGAGCTCACCGCCGAGCTGGACAAGCTCAAGGCCGCCTCCGAGGCCATCAGTGCCCAGGCCGCCGCCGTCGAGCAGGCCGCCGTCTCCGCCGCCAAGCAGGCCGCGGACATCGTCGCTAGCACCGGCATCGACCCGGTGGCCGTCAATCCCGCCGCTGTCATCGTCTCCAAGGAAGCCGTCGACCATCTGGCCGCTTTCCTCGCCATGCCGGTCGGCTCCAAGGAGCGCACCGAATACTGGAAGGCCAACCAGCACCAGATCGTGCGCGGCCTCTCTTTCTAACCTTTTCCCCTAACCTAATAATCACTCCTACCTATGGCTAACTCCCTCACCGCCGCTCCGGCTGTCCTCGCCCAGGGCGTCATCGGCTCCCTCGCGAACAAGCTGCCGGTCCTCTCCGGCATCTCCACTGTCTTCTCGGCTCGCCCCGGCACCTCCGGCATGAGCATCCAGGTTCCCCTTATCGGGACCTCGAGCGCCACGGCCTTCTCGACCGGCGGCTACCTCACCCAGGACGACGCGACTGTCACCTCCTCGACTGTCTCGCTGACCCACTACAAGGTCTCGAGCCGCTTCACGCCCTCGAACCTCAAGGAATACGGCGCCCAGTTCTTCGTGAACAACTTCGTGAACACGGCTTCGATCGCCCTGGCCCAGAAGGTCATGGACGTCATCAACGCCCAGGTCACGAACGCGAACTACAGCACCTCGTCCACCACCGGCACGAACCTGTCCTACGCCGAGCTCATCGCCGCCCAGAAGACCCTGGACGACGCCAAGGCCCCGCAGCCCCGCTACGCGGTCCTGAACTCCGGCTACATCGCCGACCTCCGTGCTGACACGACCATCGTCGGCAACAACGTCCTCGGCGCGCAGATCATCCGCGACGGCGACCTCGGCACCATCGCCGGTGCCCGCGTCTATCAGTTCGCCAACCTCGCTGGCAACTCCGAGAACTTGGCTGGCTGGGTGGCCGGCCCCGATGCGATTGCGTTTGCGAGCGCGCTGCCGGAAACCGACATCCCGGGCTGGGAAGTGGCCAACGCGACGGACGAAGGCACGGGTCTCTCCGTCCAGGTCATCATGGGCCAGGAGCAGTCCGGCTACATGAACGTCACCGCGACGCTCCTGTTCGGTGCCGCCGTCGGCCGCGCCTCCTCTCTCGTCCGCCTCAAGACCGCCTAATAGCGGCCTAGGGTTTAAAACGGGGCTCCCTTCGGGGAGCCCTTTTTTTTGACCCCTGCCCAAGGTTAAGAAGATGAGTCTCTACGCCGACGGCACTTTCCTCGAGGACGCCAAGCTGATGGTCGACGACTTCGGCGTCTCCGGCTCGTGCAACTCCGGGGCGATTACCTTCCAGTGCCTGATCTCCGACCCGATGGTCACGCAATCGTTCCAGGAAGGGGGGTTTGTGGACCGGACCCAGCACACTGTCCGCATTCCCGCTGCAACGGCCTCCTGGACACTCCCAGATGGGTCTAATGGGGCATCGGCGGCCATCGTAGTGGACCAGGAGCCCATCCCCTCCCTAGGGATTGGCAAGGTTATTGCCGTGGATGGTAAAAACCTGCGGATTGTCAGCCAGACCCACAAGCGCCCGAGCGCCTGGGTGACTCTGCAGGTCATCCTGCTGAACCAGTGAAGGCCAGCGTCTCGATTGAGCCGCGCAGCTTGGCCGAGTTTCAGGCGGCCATGACCGAATACGCGTATGCTTGCCGCGAGACCCTGCGGGACGTGGCCCTCAAGAACGCGGCGCTGATGTGCCGGGAGTCTATGATGCTTACTCCTCCGATGGGTGCCGGCGGCAAGGGTGGCCTGACTCCTACGGGCGAAAAAGCCGGCAAGCGTTCTTTGGCTGCCGATGTCCGCAAGATCTACACGGCAGCCGATAACCGCCGCGGCATAGCCCCTTTGCTTTTACTGACCAAGAAACTGGCCTACTCGACGCGCAACGGCAACTTCGCCGAGTTCCGTTCCATCTTGGAAGGTGCCGGACGGACTGCTTTGCTCAAAGGAACGCGGGTCATCCAGGCCATCGCGAACGACTACGACGACGAGCGGGCGTTCAAGAAGGCCAAGAACTACTTCAATCGAACCATGGTTCCTAAAACCGAATACGGAACCATCGGCTATCAGCGCACCCTAGCCCCTACGCACAAGACGCTTCTGGCCAAATACGGCGGCCGCTTCAAGAGAAACGGCAAGATCGTGCAACCCTTGACCAACTGGCGCCATAAGGTGCTGGTCGAGACTGACGCCGAAATCGTGGAATACATCGCCAGCCGAACTCCTGCCGTCGGCCGTCTTAAATCCGGCTGGTATAAGGTGCTCATGTCCTTGCCCAAGCCGTCGAGCCGCGAAGACAAGAGCAACTTCGGGACGAATGGCATCGGCAACTACATCAAGGCGCAACCAGGGAATGCCGGCTATCAGGTATTCAACGAGACGTCAGGCAACATCTCTTTGGTCATCGGCAACATGATCGGGGAC